GGTGAAGAAGAGATTCGAACCCGTTTCGGTAGCGTGTCAATCCGTACCAAACCCGCTCAATACGGGCTTTCCGCTCCCCTCGCCTGCTCGTTTCGTCGCTATTCGGCCCTATGATTTCGACACTTTTTCGACACCTAGATCACTCAGGATCTTCGATATGAAGCTCGCCTTTGTTACCAATATTAGCTAGGACTATCTTCCCGTCATCATTTTCCCAAAACATTAATCTAAGAGCCCGCCCACCCTTAGTGACATGGACTCTGTATGCGGTGTAATCGCCAAAAACTCTAGGAGCAGAATCGTCGTCACTCTTAGTAAATTCATTAACATCACAACTGGGATGCCGCATCAGCACTCTGATTATAGTTTCAAATGCAGCACCGCAGTATCTAGCACCTGGCATACATTCGTTTTCCCTTAAAGAGTCAACAAATCTTTCGCTTAAACTAAAATCATCCCAATCTACTTTACAGCCCGCACCTAGTTTCTCATGCAGGTTTCTGGCACCCACATACATAGCATACTTAAAGTCCGCATCCGTTATAGCACCTTCAAACATATTCTGAGGATCACATGCGCAAACATGGCTCTGATGCATAGGAAAAAGAGAAAGTCTTTCAGAAAAATTCATTGGCAAATCCCTGCTCGGCTCAGGGTAGGCGTATGAAATACACCCATTCAATAGAATAGTATCCGGTAACGGCCGATCTGAATAATGGAGCACACTGTACTTTGCTTCACCCAAAGCGGAAGCCAATGAAAGTTTCTCAAATAACGCGTAGAGCTGACCAGACCTATCAGCTTCAATCCCATCCAGATCCACTGGGGAAAACTCTTTACTCGCCCACTCTACCACTCTATCCTCAATAGCATTAGAGGTATCGGGAGCATGCTCCAATATAGACATAACCATTCGCACCACATCGCGAGCGCCGAACGGAAAATCTACAATCTTAGCAAAACGTTCTTTGTAGAGATTCTCACTAGGAAATAAATTCCTTTCAATCATGTACGTCAGTGTGTTCTCTTCCAAGATAGGAGGTTCACTTAGGCTCCCTACATGATCCTTAAGCATTCTGAGTTCAGCGACCCTTTCTAGAACCTCAATATCGGGTGCAAAAATTGGCCCCAGAAGAAACTCATAATTAATTACTGGGCGCATTTTTTTGTTTTTCCTTTTCTTTTTCCCTTTTTACTTTCTTTGATGCTTCGATAAGAATCCTTTCTACCTCCCTGTCCGTTTGATCAAAGAAGTCTTTAGGCCACTCCTTGATAGCGCCATACTTATTGATTCTCACGTTCTCAAAGTGAGATCTACCTCCTTCTTTCCCTATAAAATAAATAGAAGAATTATTAATTACAGTATCATCCGAATCCTGAGCTATTCTCAAGCGGAGTCGATTAATCAGATACTCACTATGAGTTTCAATTATGCATTGCCTTCCTGTGCTAGCCAACACTAGGAACAGATCACATAACCTTGATTGTATTTTTGGATGTAAGTGGAGCTCGGGCTGTTCAAAAACAAGAACATCACCCTCTCTCGAGAGAAGAAACATAAGCACGATTGGAAGAACCTGACTAACCCCTACACCTACGTGCGTTAAGTCTTGCCACTCTTCCCCCTCTGCTGTTTTCACATGAAGTTCATATCCGAGCTTTCCTTTATCACGAGTATGAAACTCTTCTACCACACCCAGATATGACAACCATATCCGGCATGCTTCCTTTACACTCCCGCCATCTTTGGAAAAAGAAAACTCTCCACTCACTTCGGAAGGTACGTAATATTCTATATGGCGATCTTTGTGAAAGTGCAAGGTAGCTGCCGTGTACTCACCTTTCAAGCCAACCGTATTGGGATCTAAATACCCTATAGAGTTGTAAACAGCTTGTGGCTCATTCCTTAGAGGCCCTAAGTATTTAACTGACCGAGAAAAATATCTTGAAAAAATAGAGTTAACCTCAGCCAATATCGGAGACTCATACATATCCCGCTCAAAAGTCTTCTCGCTTCCCTGATACCAAGCTTCCTGCAACTCCACTCTGTACTTATCAACAAGGTCCTTCAAGTGCTTCTTATGCTTCTCATCCAATCCATTTACGAACATACGCCAATCGCTGAGCGGCGTAGAATCGGTAAAGAAGAAATCTTCTATTATAATTTCAGGCCAAAGAGAAAAGCTGGCCTCAACCATATGGCGCTTTATTTCACCCAGCGTGACGTTCTTTACTTTACCACTGTTAATTAGCTCGTGTATTTCCCTAGGAACTTCCAGGGAAGACTTTATGTCCTCTAGCTCTTGCTCAATCACCTCGCGCAACTTAACAAAGAAACACTTTGGAAGCGTAAAGTCCTCTTCGCGCAAACCAAGTTCACGCACTCGCCCCCCATGAACCTTATCCCCCACCACAAAACTTATTACATGATGACTTAGTTTCTTGGTCTTATCGTACTCGATAATGAAGACGGATGGGACTATACCCATCTTCCTACAGCCTATAATGTTATAGCCTGGAAACTCTTTTCTTAGCCTTGAATCTCGAGACATGTCAAATGCCTCGACAAAAAAGTAGTATGGATTAATATCATCATTCGGCTGCGGCTCTCTTACGTGCACAAAGTCCCGGTACTCCAATCCGTCTATTTTAGTGATGACCTCGCACTTCACCTCCAGCAATGCAGGATGATAGTCATCCTCTTGCTTCACCTTTTGTTTAGAAAGGCGACCAAACACCATTTCAAATGATATATTTAGTGCATTACTAGCCTGGGTGGTAATAGAGAATCCTATAGTAACTTTATCATCTCCAACCCCATGCTTTTTTATATCTTGAAACCCACCAAGCCTTATCAAGTGCCCATTCAGCACTACAGAGTCCGATGGGATTCTACTGCCGAATGTTTGCCCGAGCAAAAGTATGGCCTGAATCAGAGAGCTTTTGCCGCTACTATTCGCACCGCACAATACGGAATAATTTGTGAGACCTATCGGAACATCCATGTCTATGGATTTGAAATTCTTCAAACGTAAATTTGTAAGCATATTATTCCCTTATTCACAAATTTATATAGCTCAGCATCCGACAAACTTTCCGACCACACTTACCACCAATACAAAACAGACGCTATCAACTTTATATCTTGATTTCCTCAGGCCACAGAAAGTACGCCCCGAACTTCGGGCTCACCTTTAGCTCCCCGCCAGCATCGACGCCTTTTTTTGTTAATTGATGCTTTCCACTATTAATCTCTAAATAGCCTAACTCAACCATTTTATCTAAAAACTCTGCTGCTTTTAGCTTGTACCTTTGCCCCAGCTTCGAGGATGTTAGCTTTGTAGTTTTCTCTTCATCAGAGCTTTCTTCATCCTTCTCAGCGTCATTACTGACTCGCTCAAGGCTGATCCTAACTTCTTCGCTGATTCGGATTATTCTCTGTGCTTCTTCATAAGCATCTTTATACAACTCAGCATCTGAGCCACGCTCGATCAGTACACCCATTTCATTATTATTAACCTGACTGAACTCATACAAGTTCAGGCTACTAATTATGCAGAGTTCTTCATTCATATAGCACTTTGCATGCAGGTTCTTGCAAAAGCTAGTTCGAACATATGCCAGCTCATTCAACCATCGTATTTCTTCCGGCTGAAGCTCACTCTTGCCGTAGACAATGCGCACGTCGATCTTTAATCGATCTTTATCTATAAGAAGTTCTTTTATTCGATCATTCAGCTTAAGGAACGGGCTTATCAGCACCAGTCTTTCCTTGGCATTTTTGATCAGTTCTTCAAGAAAATAATTCGTTGCGCTTGTATTAAGAAATCTTGCCATTGCTTATATCCCTATTTACTTGCCACGCCTAAACCAGCGCTTGGCCGCTTCTTTTGTAATTGCTATCCCGCGCTTTGATTGGACAAGTTTGAATTAGCTTGGTCGTAGTCGGGGCTTGTTTGCCCTGCATCTGGAGCAATTTTTCCACTAGCCAGCCATAGAGCGTATTGGGGATAGACCTCTACCAGTACGTCTATCTCCTCTGTGCTTACCCGCACGGCCCCTTTGCTCACACTTTTCCAGCGCTCGTAGTCACCGCCATAGGTGCTGGCCTTTTTCGGGCCGAGCTTCTTAATCAATAGGCGAGCCCTATCAGCAGCCTTTTCCATATAGAAATCTTTTCCAGAGAAATTGTTGCTCTACCTGGCGGGCGGGTTAATAATTCCCCCAGAGAAATATTTACTCCAATAGCCACTAATGGCTAATGACACGAATAGTGACGGAACGAGCATGGAACTGGAAGAGCTGGAACCTTCGAAGCTGATAGGCCCGCAACAGGACGTGGAAACCGTCGAGTCCTGGGCCGACCGTAACGGCCTGACCTACGGCACCGCGCGTGCCTGGGCAATGAAAGGCGTTCTCCCCACCGTAAAGCTAGGCAAGCGCCGCATGGTCAACAGCGCCCTGCTCCGCACCTGGCTGCTGGAACAGGAGTGGACGGCATGAATCCTCCCTTCTATACGCAAGCCGCCTTCGCCGCTCTGGCGGGTGTTCCCGTCGAACAGGTTGCGCACTGGATCAGAACCGGCACCGTCGAGAGCGTGAAGCTCGGCAAAACCCGCGTGGTGCTGTTTCCGGGGGTGAACCAATGAGCCGCACTGACCCGCAATTCAAGCTGCGCATACCGCCAGCCCTCCGCGCCCAGGTAGAGCAAGCCGCCAAACAGGCGAACCGCTCCCTGAACGCCGAAATCGTCACCCGCCTGCAAGCCAGCTTCACCCAGGTAAAGCCCGAGGTGTCGGCCAATGAAAAGCCTGAGCCAGTACCTGCGCCAACCGCACCCCGAGAACTGCGACTGCTCTGTGTGCTACGTCAATCGAAACTGGTCGACGCTCCCAGCATCGTCTCCATCGGCTACCTGCCGATCCACACCATGCACCGACTGCCGCCCCGCGCAATGGTCCGTGGTAAATGGTCGGACCCACGTTACGCCGGCCTATACCTGCGAGAAACACAAGCCGTCGAGCCGACCGCCCAAGTATTGGAGCGTTGTGCTCGACACCGGCAAACCAACGCCCTTCGTGCCCCTGCGCGAACCGTTCGAACTGGTGGGGTGAGCGCATGACCGTTTCATTCCGCACTGGCCGCTATCTGGTCGCCTTGCTCTGGTACGCATCCCCCTATCTGTGCATCGGGTTTGCTGCTGGTTCGCTCTTCTCGACGCTACAAATTTTCAAGGTGATGGAGTCGGTAGACGACTACTTCTATCAGGCAATGACCAAGGTCGTTCACCAGTGCGCCCCCAGCGATCCGGCCAACGCCGCCGATGCTGAACAGGTCAAGGGCCGCGCCCCCGGCTTGTCCGAACACGCTCCACCGTTCGGTCAAACGGAGGCACGGGCGGAGCGCACCCTTGAACACCCACCACCTTAAATAGCCTCCGCTCGTGAGTGTGGGGCAGCTCCACCGCCCCGCGCTCCCGAGCCCTCGGCGGCAAGAGTGGGATTACAAGGGCAAAGCCCTTGGTGTTCTCCAGATTCATGAATCAAATTGAAGTATCGGAATAATTGAAAGTGTCATTGCAGCACTATTTATCTCAATAAGCAGCGACACACGTTATTTATTCAAGAGTGATTTTTTAGCTTTTCAGTAGCGTATAACTAGGCACACAAACCCGTTGTAAGCCGCGTAAATACTGGCATTGGCAAACTTAACAAGTTCCTCTGCCTGGGCTAACTCGGCCTGCAAAAAGGCAAACCCGCGCAATAACGCGCAACTAAGCGAGGAAACACACATGGCACGTTCGACTATGGAAGTTGCATTTCTGGGCACTCAAATGACCCAGGTGGATGACACCAAATACGCCAAGGTCTTCTACGGCGACGAACCGGACGGCAAGACCGAGCACGGCCTGTCCATCATCGGCATGGCCATCGCTGAAGACGCCGCTGACGAAGTATTCGCAGCCGGCGCCCAGTTCGCCCCGCTGGAGCTGGTGCGCATCACCTTCGACGTGGCACGCGGCGGCCAGAACAAGGGCAAGAACCTCGCCCTGCATATCGAAGCTGTGAACCCCAAAGGCCAGACCAACAAGCCTGCGCCCCAGCATGCCGCCCAACAACAAGCCAAGCCGACCGGCACCCAGCCGGACGCGGCCAAGGCCTAACGGGAGGGCGCCGCCGTGCTGATCGTTGATCGCGTGCTGTGCGACTGCTGTGGGCAGCCCATGGGCCAGCTCTACCAGCAGCCGGCACCGCAAGCCGACCTGCTCCCCGATCTGCGTACGGCGCCCCACCAAACCATCTGCCCCGACTGCCAGGACATGGCTGAGGTCCTCCGCGACCCCAGCCAGGCCGAGTAAGGGGGCGCCATGAATTTCATTGTGTGCGACGGCGTATGGGAGAGCGCAGGCCAGACCCCGGTTTGTGTCGGCACCCTCTCCACCGTCGCGCTCAGTGAGATAAGCCCATCCGGGCTAACTGCTGAGGATCACGCGCAGATCAGGGAACACGCCCTGGTGCTGTTCGCCATCGTCTTCGGCGCTCTCGTGCTGAAAAAGGCACTCAACCTGTAGGAGACACACCCATGCAACACCTGAAAACCCTGCGCCGCTCGCTCGGTGCTTCCGCCGCTGTTGGCCTGCTGGCCGTACAGCAAGCCCATGCCGCTCTGCCTGAAGGCGTCGAAGCCGCTCTGACCGCTGCCAAGACCGATGGCGTCGAGGTCGCGGGCATCGTCCTCGGCGTGATCATCGCCATCGCTGCCTTCAAATTCATCCGCCGCGCGCTGTAAGGCCGGCTGCAACCCACCAGCCCGGTAACGCGTTATCGGGCTTTTTCACATAAGGGCCTTTCATGGACGCCAACATGCTCACCACCCTCATCATTCTGGCGGCGTTCTGGGCGCTGCTGTTTGGGAAGGTGTGAACATGGCTCAAGAGTTCTCTCGCCATCTTGTTCACGCGCTGATGGCACTCGTGCTCCTGACGCTCGCCGCCACTGCAAACGCAGCCACAAAGATTACCTACTACTACGGCAAGCAAGGTGACTGGATCACGTCGAGGAAGAAGAACCCCGACGCAGCCTGCATGGCGATCCTTTCCGAATCACCAGAGGTTGCTAAATACAAACACGTTGCAGCACTTGGCGCCGCTGGCTCTGCTGGGGGTGCATGCATTGGCGACTTGCCAACGGGTACCCGCGGTGAATATGGCTACTGGGTTTCGACAACGGTCACCTGTGAACACGGCTCCGCTGACGGCCTGACCTGCAACCCGCCACCCGAGCCGAGCGCCTGCGAGAGCAAAGCAGGCAACAACTTCGCCTTCATGGCCAGCCCACCCGAGGGCCAGCTTAGCCTGCCCGGTGAGTACATTTGCGACAGCGGCTGCCGTGCCACCTGGAACAGTGGCTCGAATGGCAGTTGCGCCAACAACGACCAAGGTATTCGCGCCTGCTTTGGCATCGGCACCTATACCGGGGGTGACTGCCAGACCGGCGATATTCCGACCGGCACCGGCACGCCGCCACCTGATCCGACCGATCCCACCACGCCAACCAATCCGACCGACCCGACAGACCCAACCGATCCGGTCGATCCCACCGATCCATGTAGTGGCATGCCCGGTTACTCGTGGTCAGGAACGACCTGTGTGCCCACCAACCCGACAGACCCAAGCAACCCCAGCAACCCCAGCAACCCCAGCAACCCTGGCGATGGTGGTGGCGATGACGGCAGCACTGGCGGCGGCAACAACGGGGGCGGCGGCAACGTGGGCGGCATTGGGGGTGGCGATGGTGACGGTAACGGCGATGGCTCAGGCAGTGGCGACGGGGATGGCAACGGCTCTGGTACTGGCAACAGCGGCGAGGGAGATGATGGCGAGGGAGACAATGAAGAAGGCAATGCCTCCGTCTCGGGTGAAAGCTGCACCGCCGAACTCGCCTGCGAAGGCGACGTGATCCAGTGCGCCATCCTGCGTAAGAACAAAGAGCAAGTCTGCCAGTGGAAGTACGACAGCGAAGCCCAAGGACAAGTCGAATCCGCGTTAAGCGGTCCTGAATACCAGCTGCAGGATCAAGACATACCGGTTAGCGGCCTGTTCAACGATGCCCTCAACAAGGGCCGTTGGCTGCCGCAGTCCTGCCCCGCTCCACAAACCTTCAGCGTCATGGGGCGCAGCTACTCGTTTAGCTGGGAGCCTGCATGCCGCTTCGCCCTGGCCATCGGACCGCTGATCGTCGCCCTGGCCTCCATCTTCTTCGCCGTCACCATCGCTCGCGGAATCAAGGGGTCTTGATATGCCACTGCTGCTACCACTGCTCGCCACCTTCCTCGGCTCCATCGTCTCCGGTCTGGTCTTCCGGGCGCTGGCATCCCTCGGCTTTGCTTACGTCGCCTATGTCGGTATCGGTCGCCTGATCGACACCGTCGACGGCTATATCAAAGGCCTGTTCAGCGCCATTCCCGCACCGGTTGCCGCCATCCTCGGCATGGCCAAAATCGATGTGGCCATCAACATCATCATCGCCGCCGTCATCGCTCGCCTGATGCTGGCCGGTATGGATCGCATCACCGGCACCATCACCGGCCTCGCCCTGCTCAACAAGGCGGGTGGCTGATGTTCGTCCTGCGCACGGGTCTGCAGGGCAACGGCAAGACCCTCAACACCATCAAGGAAGTAGACGCCAAAGCCGCAAAAGAAGGCCGCCCGGTCTACTACCACAACATCCGTGGCTTCAATCCAAACGCCGAAGTGCTGGAAGCGGTTTGGCAGGAATTCGACGAGCCGCAGAAATGGCACGAGCTGCCACAGAACGCCATCATCGTCATCGACGAAGCGCAGACCTTCTTCCGCGTTCGGCCTGCCGGCTCTGCCGTACCCGCCTACGCCAGCGCCCTGGAAACCATGCGCCATCGCGGCCATGAACTGCACTGCATCACCCAGAACCCCGGCCTGCTCGATACCCACTTCCGCAAGCTGTGCAACTCGCACATCCACTACGTACGAGGCCACAAAGGCCAGATCATCAAGCGCTGGGAGTTCGAGCGCGTAAACATGGACGTCGAGAAGAAGAACGACTTCAGCGACGGCCAGGCCACCCGCGTCCTGCTCGATAAGAAGTACTTCGGTGTGTACCAATCCGTCGCTGAAGGCTCTGAACACCACATGAAGTTCAAGCCGCCTCGTGCGCTGTTCGTTCTGATCATCTGCCTCCTGGGCATCGGCTACTTCGGCTATGGCATCTATGAGCGGCGCATTGCACCGCCCAAGCCGACACCCGAGCAGGCAGCAGACGCGCGCACAGCCACACCAGCAGGATCGCCCGTCACCCAGCAACCGCCACAGGAAGGTCCCGAGCCGCTTTCGACAGAGGATTACGTCTCCTTGCGGGTGCCACGTATTCCAGACGTCCCCAGCTCGGCGCCCATCTACGACGAAATCACCCGACCTGTGACCTATCCGCAGCTCTCCTGCCTGTACACCGCCGATCCCGACCTGCTGGCCAGGAACCACAAGCGCTTCACCCTCGGCCATATGGATAACAAGGTTTACGGGTGTCGCTGCAACACCCAGCAAGGCACCCGAGCGGTGGTGTCCTTTGAAGCCTGCATGGCCTACGTCAACGAAGGTGCCTTCGATCCGGCCAAGCCTGACCGACTGGCAATGGATGGCCAGCTTCAGCAACCCGCCCCCCAACCCCAGCTGCAGCCAGGGTCTGGCCTCAATGGCTACGGCTCCGTTGGTGGCATTAACAACCTCAGAGGGCGATTCCAGTGATCGCCTGCCGCAAGGGCCATCAGCCGGCGCACCACGAGCGTAAAGCCACGCGCGGTGGCGTGGTTGCGCGTGAGGCACGAGCGCGCGTGTGCGCCGCCGCGCGGGCGCTGACGTCCCTGTAGCACGTCAGATAAACCAAGGTTAAACGTGTCGATTCGGCACTATTTGGAGCATTAGAAAATGGCAGTTAAAGACCAACTCCGCGTTGATCGTGAGTTCAAGAAAAGCCCGACCGGTAGGCTGTTTTTCGACAGCATGACCGCTCGGATAACTGACCTTTCCAACGTCCGAATCCTGGCCTGCAGCGTCGATACCGTCCGCCAGTTGTATCGCGGCCTTATCCGCCCGGAAATCATGAGCCTCTTCGACAAGCCCGGCACCATCGTTGACTTCGCTGGCCAGCGTTGGCACTCGGGTCGCGTCAGCAAGGATTCCGGATACCAGTACAAGCTGCAGAATGCCGACCTGGGCATCATCCTGCTGGTGAAGAACTTCAACGCCAAAATCGAAAACATCGGCCCCCACCTGAAAATCGAAGTGTCTCCGCATGCCATCGACCAGTTCTGCCCCGAGCGCCTGCAGGAACGCCTGGACTACTACGCCAGCCACGTCCTGACTAACGTCGAGCGCAACCAATGCGCCGTTCACCTCGCCCTGGATCTGCAAGGCTGGCAACCGCCCGCCGATCTGGTCGCCCGTATGCACTGCCGCGCACGTGCTGCCCGTGATATCTCCGGCATCAAGGAAATCCAGTGGACCCTGGAGTCTGCCACCTACGGCAAAGGCCAGTCCTACCTGTTCGGCTCCGCTGGAGGCGTCCAGCTCGGTATCTACAACAAGACCGAACAGGCCCGAGCCATCGACAAGCTCGACTACTGGGAAAACGTCTGGAGGCGTCGCGACAGCTTCGACGAAGCTGACCCGGACAACTACAATCCGGAACAGGATGTATGGCGCGTAGAGCTGCGTTATCACCACTCTGTGATCCAGCAATTCGCCTCTGGCTCGTTCGACCTGCACAGCGGCGAAACCATCGAGACCAATAGCTATGCGGCATTTGCTCCGCACCTAGACGGCCTGTGGCGCTATGGCCTGCGCCAATTCAAGCTGCTGGCTCGCCCTGGCTATTTTGAGCCCATTTGGACGCTGATCCGTGATGATGTGCGCGTGGATCTGCCGGTGGATTCCCTGGTGGACGAAACCGAGTACAAGCGCCAATACAAGACCTCGCGGGGCTTCTCGGGCAAGAACGTCGAGTTATTCCTGGGAAACTTCGTCAGCCTGCTGGCACGGGAGCGAGTGGGCGCTAGAAAGGCTTTCTATCGGCTCAAGGATTGGGAGTGCTGGCCGGTGATCCGCGACCACTATGCCGCCAAGGGCATGGACGAAGACGGGCTGTATAAGCACATCAAAGGCATCCTTGAGGAACGCCATGTTCGTTGGGGGCGTGCTGTCTGATGGCAATAGAGCAACTGCCTGACGGCCGCTGGAAAGTCGACGTTGAACCCATCAAGGGCCGGCGCTTTCGCAAGACCTTCAAGACCAAGGGTGAAGCCCAGCGCTTTGAAGCGACCTGCAGGGCCAATTGCATCGACTCGCCAGCCTGGACGCCCAAGCCGAAAGATCGGCGCCGCCTATCTGAACTCTGCACCCGTTACCATGAACTGCACGGCCATGCTTTGGCTGATGGTGCCGCGATCCTGCGCACCCTGCAGAACCTGGCTAAAGACCTAGGCGACCCTATCGCCGTCAAGCTCACCGGCAACGCCTTCTGCGAAACACGCAGCGAACTGCTCAAGGCTGGCATTCAAGGCAAGACCATGAACAACCGGCTCGGCTACCTGAAAGCCCTGTTCAACGAGCTGCACCGCCTGGGCGATATCGACTACCCGAACCCGCTGGTCAATGTCCGCCCGCTACGCCTGCAGGAACGCCCTATTTCCTTCCTCTCGACCTGCCAGATAGCCGAACTGCTCGATGCCCTGGATGACCGCACGACCAGCCCAGGAATCGGCCTGATCGCTCGCGTCTGTCTGAGTACGGGTGCCAGGTGGGGAGAAGCCCAGGCGCTGACACCTGAGCGAGTGCGAAACGGCATGGTGACCTTTGCCAACACCAAGTCGAAGCGAACCCGGTCGATTCCTATCGATAGAGAGCTGGAAAAGGCCCTGCAGATCTACTTCAAGCGTCACGGCCTGTTCACCAACTGCATGCTGACCTTTAGCCGCGTACTGGATAAGACCTCGATCAAGCTCCCGGCCGGCCAGGCCACGCACGTGCTACGGCACACCTTCGCCAGTCACTTCGTTATGCGGGGCGGGAACATCCTGACGCTGCAGAAAATCCTGGGGCATACGTCGCTGGCAATGACCATGCGCTATGCGCACTTGTCGCCGGACCATCTTCAGGATGCTTTGACACTCAATCCGTTATTTCCCACTCGGTAGCGCGTAAGACACCTTCGTACCAGCCTCTTTCACCAGGCCTCGCTGACGCAAGACCTTGTAGATCTGCTCTATCTCACTAAGTGCGCGGTCTTTACCAAGCTTGGAATGAATGGTGTTCATCAACGTTTTAATCGTTCGCGGCTTCGAAGCCTTCCTGGCGATCAGGTCTGCGACTACCAGCTTGATAAGAGCATCTTGGTTTTTATCCACCGCCTTTGATGGCGAGGCCTTTGCCGGCTCAGGCTTTTTAGGCTGGCTAGGCGAGGTTTTTGGTGGATTTGGCGTCGCGGCCTTCTGAGGCTGGTTAGGCGTGACAACAGTCGCAAGGAAGCAAGGCATGTGCTCGATGCTCTCCGATCTAGCAACCGTGAGCCCCTTCGATTTCAGATGTTTGATCAGCGGATCAAAGCCTTTGTCTTTGGAGATGATGTGGTAGTAACCCACTGGATCCGCCGCCGACAAAACACCTAGGTAGTACGTGATGTGGAAATCCAAGGCGTTAGCCCCTGGCGTATCCATCTGGATGTACTCAGCTCTGTCATGAAGCCGATGGATTGCAGTCACAAGGTCAGTAGGCAGCTTCGAATTATTTGGCCCGAGAAAAACACGCAGCTTGAAATGCTCCGGCTGTAGCAAACGTAGCGATGTAGCCTGCACATTCTCGTAGTCGATAAAAACGTAATTGACCCGCATCCAAATCCGCCTCACGTCCATTGAGCTGGCATTCTGAAACAAGAGGCAGCACGTCTGAAAGACAGAAAGCTGGCATTTCGACACTTTTTCGACACCTGCCGAAAGCCAGAAAGCAAAAAGCCCCGAAAACTTCTCAGTTCTCAGGGCTTTAGGTATTGCGAAAGTGGC